CGTTGCATTGATTGCAATCTCTGCATAAGCGTTGGTTGTATTTCCTTCAGTAGCAGTGCTCAGGCTGCCATCAAAGCCTTGAGACAACGGCTTGCCTGAAGCCGTGCTGCCGCTGCTCAAAGTGGTGACGTTACTCCAAGTCGCTGTTTGGTTGAGTGCAGGACCGTAGCTGCCGGTGTACTCCTTCGGCACCCAAACGCCGTCGCTGCTGCGCGTTTCACCAAAGTCAGTCGGCGCAAGCGCCTGACCATCGACAAATTGAAAGTCAGCTAGAAGAAAATCAGCGTACTGAGCTGCGTCATAATTCCTGCGCCCAATGTTAACTGTTTGACCTGATACGTTGATCTTTAAATTTTCATTTTGAGATGGGTATGAAGTCGTAAAATCAAAACCGCTTGTATGTTGTACGCCATTAAAGTAGATCTTAGCCCGGTCTGATTCTGTGGAAGCCGTGGTGTCGATCGAGACGACTACATGGAACCACGCAGAATAATCCCGGAACTTTCGAGAAGGAGTAAGCTGAATTCCATAGTTGCCACCACTGAGAGCATAAACCTGCAATCTGTCATAATTCCATCTAAGAGTAAATTGATTGTTTGAATCAGCGCTTGACGAGAAAATAACAGGCCACTCACCCTGAGCTTTAAGTTTTTTTATCCAAAAAGCAATAGTAAAAGTTGTTTGATTGCCGCTGTTGTCCGCTCTTGACAGGTATGCGCTATCACCGCTGTTAAACCTCAGCGACTTGGGGATGATGTAGTCGGCACCTCCTGCGGCAGCCGCAGCTCCTGAAGCGCCGATTAAAGCGTTGCTATGAATATGAGCCATTTTTACCTCTTGTAATCACCAGTCCAAACTGCCTGAATTTCTGTCGACGACCGACAAATGTAATCTACACGATCAACGGCATTTGCATCTGTCGATAACGTGGGCACCGTTGAACCTGAAAATTTCCAGTTATTATTCCAGGCCAAAGTCCTGCTACCCGTACCATCTTGAACGATAAAAATAGATCCGCTTTGACCAGCAACAGCATTAGTAGGAGCACCTACAGTTGTAGTTGTCTCATTCAATGTTACTGTAAAATTATTGCTCAATGACAGGTCAACAGCGATTGTTGCAGAAGTGTTACTCAAGGTAGTTACTTCTGCAATTGCAGCGGCATTATAAGTTTTAACTCCGGTAATAGTTTGATTTGCTTCGAGAGTTTGGAGCGTCCTGGCGACACCGTTTTCAGCAAGTCCAACAACACCAGATGAAGCCCTATAAAAACCGGTATCTGTGTCGTTACTGAATGTAATCGAAGGACCAGAATTGCTTCCATCGGGGAACTGATCCCCTGCAGTCACATAATCTGCACCAGCAAGCATTACACCGAAGAACGCATGCCCGTTTGATGGTGCAGAGCTAAATACAATGTTTGATCCAGAAAGAGTGAAGCCTGCGGAGCCGCTCGGATCTGGCTCTTGGACAACACCATTTACTGATATCAGTAACTGCTGTGGGTTTGATGGAAACGGAGTGGGGGCCGTGGAACCGATCGTCAGCGCAAAAGTTGTCTGGCTACCGTCAAATCCAGAGCTAATATCATCAATAATTCGGTAGCTATTGAAGGCTACTTTAAGGTCATTACCGATATAAGACATTAATTACTCCCAGTGTTTAAACTTGGTTGTGAGGGCCACTCAATATCTTCTAATCTACCTGAGCTATATGTCTGAGGAAGGTCTCTCAGCGCTTGTCTATAAGCTGCCCATTGCGCTTGATCGACTGTGCAATCAGGAGTCATTACCCAATCAGAGGCCTTAAGTAAGAGATTTCTTTTTGTTCGTACAGCCTCCCATGAAGAGTCTGCCATTTCGAGGATTTTCGCCGGGAACGTGACGGCCTCGATCTCTCTCAGACGCTCATTGACATCTTCGTAATCATGGAGCGTCGATATCGTCGTGAGTGCCATCTTCTATATCAAGTCTGGTCAAGGAAGCTAATAGAAAGGTCTAGCGCTGTTGCCGTATCTGCACGTGCCCTCAAAACATCGCTTGATTCCATGATAATTTTAGAACCAGAAATTACCTCAAGTGAAGAACCTGCAGGTACTGGTGCATTTCTGACCAAGTAAACATCGTCACCCGAATTAGTCACTAAGTAAATATCTACATCTGCACTTGAACCTGATTTGTTAGATACAAGAATGCTCAACAAAACCAAAGTGGATGAACCACCTGCCGTGAGAACGTTGCAATTGGTATTGCTAATGACGTCCGTGACAAGGCTCGATTTTGTCTGGACTTTAAAAGTGTTTGCCATATCAGCCTAGAGCAACGATTAGTGCAATGTTAGAGTTTTGAGCCCCCTGGACATCGAGGTCACCTTGGATGATGACGTTCCCTGGGATTGTTACAGCGCCAACTGAATCTATTGTAAGTCTAGCAACTCCGGCAGTAACAAGGGATAGCTGGTCACTACCAGGACTAATAATCCCTGTGTTGGGATCAGAAGCAAATTTAAGAGCGCAGCTTGTAAGCGAACCAAGAGATAACTCAGAGTTAGCTCCGTCGGCTGCAAGAAGAGGAAATCCTCCTGCTTTGACTGCATCGTGAACAATACAAATGTTTTTGTCTGTATCGACAGTGACTTCACCTGCCGCACCAGTAAATGTTTGATGCTGAGCAGTGGTTCCTCTTCGGAATTGTACTTGGGTTGCCATAGTTCTATCCTAATGCAACTGCAATTGCGGTAGCAAAACTTTCAGTAGAAATCGTTCCTGTCTCGTTTGGTATTGTTAGGGTTCGTGTAGTAGAACCACTTACTCCCGAGACATCGAAGGCAACGACTTTCGAAGTGTCTGCATTATTCCTTACTCTAAAACCACTGTCATTGGTTAAGACTGCTGTGGAGGTGATTGAGGCAAGCCCTGCAATCGTGGTAGCACTCGCTCCCAGAGCAATAGCTGTGGAACCGACAGTGACCGTGCTATTTGCTAATTTTGAGTTTGGAATAGTGCCTAAATTAAATTCACCTGAACTGGAGTCGTAAGACAGTCCAGAGCCTGATACAACACCAAGATGTGCCCGCACCTCCGCTGCACTTGGACCTGTATAAGTAATTACACCTGTTGAGTTGTCGTAAGCAAGGCTGCCGTCACCTCCGCTATCAGTCACAGATACCTGTGCCCGGATATTTGCGGCTGTGACCTTGGTTAATGTAAATGCACCTGTGCTGCTGTTATATGCCAAAGAACCGAACCCGGTACCGGAATTAGCCGCACTTAGTGATGAAAGCAGTGCGACCGTGCCCCCGGCATCGGGGAAAACAATTGAACGATCCGCCGTGGGGTTGGTGACAGAAACCACAGTCTCATGTGCGTCCGCACCAGACCCCTCAAATGTGATCCCTGAGCTGTCTAGTTTTAAGCTGTTTGCTGCATCTGCAGCACCAACGTTTAAAGTTGTGCTTGCTACTAAGGTAGTTGATGTAAGAGACGTAAGTCCAGCAATTGTTGTGGCTGTAGCCCCTAATCCAATTGCTGTCGAACCAACTGTTAGTGAAGAGCTTGCAAGTGAAGACGTCGGTATGCTTGCAGTTCCAAATTCACCGGTTGAGCTGTCATACGTCAAGCCTGAGCCGGACGCCACAGATACTTGTCCACGGACATCACTAGCAGATGGTCCTGTATATGTAATTACACCAGAGGTTGAATTGTAAGCTAATGAACCAAATCCTCCAGAATCGGTGACACTAACAGCAGATCTTGATCTCGCTGTAGTGTGATAAAGATTAGATCCTTCCGATAAATCACTTGTACTATTACCAGCTAGATCGATCTTATCCGAAGAGCTATTGAGCTCCTGGATTAAACCCGAATTGAGAATGAGAGTTTTTCTCGTCGCCATTTTGAGTTCCTTTTCAGTCTATAAATAAATCTATAAACCGTCTGATAGGTCCATCCTATCAAAGGTACAGATTCAACTAAGAAGTATTGGGCTTGAAAGATTAATGGAAAGCTGAGAATTCTTTGTCGCTTCACCAATTCTTGTTAAGTATTTGTTTGGGCCAGTTGGAGGCGTATCCGTAATTGCTCCATTGACTCCCAAATACACAATATCTCCTGCATTAAGACCTGAACTCGCACTTATGCCTGTCACAAGCACTCTCACCTCCTGTCCTGCAGTCTTGGTTGCTTGTACTACACCGATGCAAACTGCTTGATCAAGCGTACCATTGTTCGTAGCTTTGCCTACTTTTCCATCGCTTGCTCGCGAGTAAACCGCATCACCCTGAGCAACATCTTCGAAAGCAATCGCACCAAATCCAGCAACAGAGAATACCGTGCGGCCCGAAAGTGTGTCCTTTAAGTCAATGAGGACATCAGATAAACCCCGTGCATTTTGACTATAAGGTTCGTAATTAGTCGACATCAGTCAAGAAGAATCGGGTAATTGATTTGAATACTTAGTTCAGTGGTCGTGGCGCCTTCGCCAACCCTGGTCACATATTGACCAGATCCAGACGGAGCTGTAGTTGCTATGGCACCTGCGGTAGTTCCTAGAAAATAAACGTCGCCTGGATCTATAGCGGACGGATAGTCCAACATGCCTGCAACCAGTACTTTTACCTGATCGCCAGACGAAGCTGCTGTGTCGGCAAAGCCAGCTACTACTGCTTTATCAAGAGTACTGTTTGCGACCGCTTTACCGGCTTTACCGTCACTTGCTCGTAGATAAACTGCATCGCCATCAGCTACATCCTCAAACGTAGTCACGTTGAATCCGACACGCTCAGGAGAAAAGACAGGGAAGCCTTCTTTTAAGTCTATAAAAGCGTCTACAAGGCCTCTATAGTTCGGCGAATATGGATGCCGTGTCTTTGTAAATCCGTTCGCATCGAGAATATCGATAACGACAGCTATGGCGCCTTCTACATTTGGCTCGTAACCTGTGGCCATATACGCTATATACTCGAATCTTTATTCTAAATTGATAACCACTTAGAATAAAGACATAGAGTACATCGGTCGATGACACCTGATTTGTTTGCAGCTGTGATTAGTGGTGGGATAGGCGCGTTTGCAGGCCTTTCAAGGGCTTTGTCTAATTTTAATTCCAAATTAGATCGCCGTTTTGAGCGGCTAGAGGATGATTTCGATGACTTGCAAGATAGAGTTACGAAGGAATATGTACTTAAAGAAGACTTTGTTCGAGAGATGGAATCAGTGCACAGCAAACTTGACCGTATTCTGGACCACCTGATTAGTAATTAGACAGCAACCCAGGCGCCTGTTGATGCACGATACATGAAGAGTCCAGGCACATTGGTATCGTAAGCTAGTTGTCCATCGACGGGGTTTGCAGGCTTGCCTGCATCTACAGACGCG